TATATACATAAATCTATTATCATATAAATATATATTGCTATTATAATATAATGTCTATGTCTAAAAACGATGAGTTGCTAGAGCCGCTGCTAGAGCCGAGTAATCGCCTAACTATTTTTCCGATAGAGCATTATGATATGTGGGAAATGTATAAAAAAGCGTTAAGTTGCTTTTGGACTCCTGAAGAGCTGGATTTAAGCAAAGATATGACGGACTTCAATAGCTTGAATAAGAACGAGCAGTTTTTCATTAAGCAAATCTTGGCTTTTTTTAGTTCAAGCGATACCATTGTGAATATCAATTTAGGCGAGCGATTCTTAAACGACGTTCAAGTGCTTGAGGCGAAGTTCTTCTATGCTTTTCAAATGTCTATAGAGAATATTCACTCGGAGACTTACTCGCTACTAATTGACACATACTTTAAGGAACCCAAGGAAAAGCACGAAGCCCTTGATGCTATTAATTATATGCCCTGTATTAAGAAGAAGGCCGAATGGTGTTTTAAGTGGATTAATGACGCTAACGCACCATTTTCCCAGAGACTACTTGCCTTCGCATTGGTGGAAGGCGTGTTTTTCAGTGGCGCCTTTTGTAGCATCTTCTGGTTAAAAGAGAGAGGCGTGATGCAAGGACTGTCGTTCTCTAATGAATTAATTAGCAGGGACGAGGGAATGCACGTAGAGTTTGCGGTGCTTCTGTACTCAAAGATTGCGAATCGCCTTCCCCAAGAGGTCGTTCATAATATTGTGAAGGAAGCTGTAGAGGTTGAAAAGAACTTTATTATAGAGAGTATCCCTTGTTCTATGCTAGGAATGAATGCCGAACTGATGTCTGTCTACATTGAGTTCGTAGCAGACCGACTACTTACCCAGTTGAACTATGATAAGATATGGAACTCAAATAATCCGTTTCCGTTTATGGAGAGGATATCCATAGAGTCAAAAACGAACTTCTTTGAAAGCCGTGTTTCACAGTATAGCAAGGCAAATGTTGGAAGCAAACAGGAACACACGGATATACGCAAGTTCTCTCTAGATGCCGACTTTTAGTTCCCTTATTCTTATTACTTAAAGGAATGAAATATAATTTTAAGTAGAATGAATAGGTTTCAAAGTGTTTTCAACGAAATTAATAAATATATAAATTATATGCTATATGACGAGTATATCATATATTCCAACAAATATGTGAGCTGTATGAACAAGATACTTTGCGTATTAAAGAATACGCTTAACAAAATCCAAGATATATACTTTAAATATATACTGCATCCTAAAATAAGTGCTTTATAACTTTTTTTATTACACCTAATATTCTTATTAGATTACTTGATACGATAAATATATATACACTTATATAGAATATTTGTTATGTGTTGGAATGCGTCGGTATCACTAAATACCTACATATTCGGTTTGTTCGCTTCTTCTTTCGCCTACTATAATGGCGCCACGAATCTGCTCGGGTTCATATTGTTCCAATCTTTCATCATCATGCAACTCATAGAATACTTTCTATGGACGAAAACATTCTCTAACAGGACGCTATCTCAAATCGCCCTATTTGTTATTCTCTGTCAGCCGATTCTCAATATCCTAAAAATAGTATCAATACCCCAAGCAATACCCTATTTATTGGTGGCATACATTGTATTCATCGTGTTCCTATATACCGTGGTAATACCATTAAACACCGTGGAGTTTTCATCCGTACCGAGTAAGAACGGGCATCTAGCTTGGAATTGGTTCAAATGGAATATATATATCATAGCCATCTGGTACGCCTTCCTATCGGTGCGCTGGATAATTGACGGGATGTATCTAATCCTAGCATTCGTTACGCTAATCCTCGTGATATCCATAATCCTATATAAGGACACGCATACGTGGGGGTCTATGTGGTGCTGGTTAGCAAATATTATATCGTTCTATTTCATATTGCTAGTGTTCTACAATGACTTTTGTAAAATATAAAAATTAAGGAATTATAAGGAATAATATCACTAGCTAATATCCTGTTGCGAGAGAACCAGTTTAATTTCTCCTAAAGATGCTATGGTATATCTTAAGATAATTGGGTAGTTGTTTTTAAGATATATCTCAACAGTGTTAGACAGGTTGGTACATTTCGTAAAGATAGAGAGATATTTTAGACTGAATATCCCCTGTATTATTTCCTGGTCTTCTTCACCGCTATTCTTTTTTATAGTGATTGATTGCGATTTGTCGGAGCCTAATATGGTTTCTTGATAGCAAAAGTCCCCCCTACAGCTTAATATCAGCTTATCATTAATGTTGCGAAACTCAATGAACTCGGCCAAATTATGCATGTCCCTAATAATCTTTTGAAGATACGAAGAAGGCATATTAATAATCGTATGAAAATCTACGGGAGGAATCTGGATATTTAGCACATCAATATCTAGCACAGATAGCTTGTAGTTGGTCTTATAATTCTTCTCGTTGTTATCTATCGTAATACCAAGATGATTCGGGTCATCTTTCAAAATATACAAGGTCAATATATCATTATTCGTAATGGTTTTTATAAGCGCGTGTAGTCTCAACATATTTATCCCGACATATATCTTCTTCTCGCACTCATATATCTCAAACTTATCCGCTTCCAGTTTGAGATGAATCAAGACAATATGGGTATTATCCATTGCGACTATCTTAATACCAGTCTCGTCTATCTCCAAATTAACGTCCATAAGTATCTCCTTCAAAGCATCAATAACCTGTTTAAATGTTGATGCCTGAATCGTTTTAATATTTAGCAAATATATATTATTATCATCCATTTAATATTTGTAATGTTATTTACCCTTAAATACGTTTCGTCTATGTTTTGTTCTCTTCGTATTTTATGGCTTATTTAGGGGATGCGAGTACCTCTGTTATCCACCCATTAGAATCCTCTATTGATTTTTTTGTGTATGTTGAACTAGGAAACGATAATGGTAGTTGTCCTCTTCCTCTTGGAGATGCTCGAGGAGAGAATCTACTTAAATCTCCCCTACTTAAATCTCCCATAATGCCTTTATGAGTTGCTTCTCCCCGCCGCCTACCATCACCAAAAGTATCACCTTTACCATCACTAACCATATCAGCGAGAACATTAAAAGCACCAAAAGCACCAGGAGCACCAGGAGCACCAGGAGCACCAGGAGCACCAGCACTAGCATCGAGAGCAACTCTAGCAACCCTAGCAACATCACTAGCACCAACCCTAGTAACACCAGCAACAGCACGAACAGCATCATCATCAACATCAGCAACCACACCAGCACCAACCCTAGTACCAGCACTAGCACCAGAATCACTAGCACCAGGAGCACCAGCACCAACCCCAGTAGCAATAGCACCAACCCCAGTAGCAATAGCACTAGCACCAGGAGCACCAGGAGCACCAGCCCCAGGAGCATCAGCAACAGTGGGAGCACTAGCACTAGCCGTAACAGCAATTTTATGCTTATCTACAATACTAGAAGCCCATTCTCTGTCGGCTTTAGAAAACATAAAGTTAAAACTGCTGGTTATATTACTGTTATATTTACGTGCCATAATGGTATTTATATATGGGACAACATTCTCATCTTGCGAATCCACATTCGTCATAATGTTATATTCGCTAGCGGTAATGCTAAACCTAATTATATAGACGCTATACATATATATCGCAATTAAATACAAAGAGAACATATATAATAACATAGTGACTATCTTTTCGTCTTCTTTCTCCCTATCCACGTCAGCTTTATTGAAATAGTTCATGTTTTTTAACAGCGACACATAGTCAATATTTAGCAACTCTAATATGAATATGAAAGCAAGCACGACCAATACTATTATTATGCTAATGTTAATTAGTTTAAAGAAGACGCTAACAATGGTATAGTTAGATTTACCCAAGCTATATATGAGGTAATAATAAAGATAGACAAATAACATAATAAGCGAGAACGTCCCGTTGTTATAAAATAGGACGCAATAATTCATGAAGTTAATAACCTTCTTTATCATATCAATACTCGTCTGGTATGATAAGTTACGCAAGAGCCAGTAGAAAATCAAAACAGCCGTAATAAGGCCTAATATTGTCCCGAAAATTAGGAGTATTTTGGTTATATACTGCGTATTCTCGCTATATTCGTGTAGCAGTTGGTGGTCGTAAAAGGTTATATTGTTATAATAGGGGTATTCGTATTTATACGTGGCATCAATAGATGCTTCTAAAAACGTGGTTTCGTCACCCGACATCTCAAACCTATTAATGCCTTCCCCCCTTGTTATCGTGGTATATGTAGGCGAAGACGAAGACGAAGGTGAATCATTAAATATACATATTGCTGTGGTGCTTATTATACCTGTGTTATCCTTTTTAATATAATTATTAAAAACATCATAATTTACATTAAAACAATTATAGCAGGCGTATTTAAATATTTTTATTAAGAGGTCAGTATCATCTTTATCCCCCTTCAATATGGAGTTATACTCTAACAATCTCTTTATATTGTTGTCTATATTTGTAGACGAATCCTTCGTATATTGAGAGCCGTTCTTGTCGTAAAATACAAAGCGCATAATATTGTAGGCATATAGTATTATATTTGGAAGCCTGCGCTTATTATTCTTATCTTTACCATAAATCTTCTTGAGATTTTCAATATTGAAGTCGTAGTTCTTGATTTTATTTAGCAATTTCCCCTGTTCTTCTTCGTCGCCTTTCAGTCGGGTAATATACATATCATAGAGTTCGTCAACCGTCTTCTTAATATCTTCTTTAATCCCTATGATAGCGCCTTTATTACCCTCCTTGTTCGCAAGCTGTTTAATTACATATAATAGGAGTTTTTGCTGTTTCGTGTAGTTTTCGGGAAGAGTGCCAGTGCCTCCAGTGTTTGTATTAATATATTGTATATCTGTTCCAGTAATACTGGTGGTTCCGTCTTTAATATTGAGGCGATATAAGTCGTTTAAATAGGAACCTCTCATACCGATTGTATCGTTAATACTATTGTAATTGGGTATTGGTTGAGATGAACCTTGAATTAGTACTGAAGTCGGCTGGAGCATAGTTCCTAGCATAGCGATGATGGCAAGCGGGTTGAAGTTCAAATCATCTTCGTCATAGTATATTATACACTTGTTGTTAGCGCTCTTTATATACCCTGGTTCACACGAATTGTAGCATACGCCCACCGACATCGTCTTGATATTTGGGTATTTATTCACGCTATTACCATTGTGATAGTTTTGAATACAGAACCAGTCCTGCCACTTTTCATCACAGTGTGCTTTTTCATCCAGTGTAAAATAGTGGTTGGAACTATTGACATCCAATGAAATCTCCTTCTTCTCGCGATTGATATTAAGATTAGGTATTTGTTTGTCTAACCCTGACCCTAACTTATAATTAGAATCCGCAGTAGTATCCATACATACATAATTATATTTCGTTATACTTTTACTAGAACAACTCATTGTTACCAATTATATACCTTTAAAAATATATTAGATAAAAAATATACAGCGATTACCAATGTATATACGTGTCAATACAAGTCCTTGGTTCCTAGAGTCACTACAGTTCCTAGTGTCAATACAAGTCCTTGGTTCCTAGAGTCACTACAGTTCCTACAGTTCCTACAGTTCCTAGAGTCACTACAGTTCCTACAGTTCCTACAGTAACTATCGTGCCTACAGTAACTATCGTGCCTACAGTAACTATCGTGCCTACAGTAACTATCGTGCCTACCGGATATATTCTGTAGCAAATACCACATCACCATAGCCTTTCTCTTCACCGCTCGCGGGTGGTTTATGGAAGGCGTCTAGTTTGCTCTTATTTATCACGCATTTATCTTTGCTAGCAATAAAGGCTGGAGCATTTTCTAATACAGTACCGTCAGCGTTTTTAATACCATCTAGTTGTTCGCAATCTAGTACCCATACTCGGTCGCCTTTATTCATATTTTTAGATTCAGCGTGTTTCCATTTTACATTTACATGCGAATTCTTAAACTTTTCATCAGGTAGATAAATATTGTAATATTTACCATCCTCTATAGTTCCTTTACCAAAATATTCTTCAATCGCCGCATTAGCAGCCGCATTACTCCCAAATATCTCCCTAATATTGATATATGACCGGTTGTCATATTGGCCTCCTTCCAGTTTTTTCCGCGATATTATTGTATCATCGTCTTCGTCTTCGTCTTCCATCCCCTTGTCGTCCTCGGTTTTAAATAGTTCGCCAGTATAGTCTGACATACTAAAGCTATTTGCCATATTCTTGTAATGGTTATAAGTATCCATAATGTCATCATATATATATGATAAGCTGAACCCGCTTAGAGCAGGTACC